ATCAAGTTCGAGATGGAAGGTTCGATCGGTTAACCCTTGATTTTACGGGGATTTTCAGCGGGGAAAGGCGCGCTTGCCCACAATTTGCCCACAATTTTCAGGAGAGGTACCGGGCATAGAGGTCGAGCGCGTCTTTTTCTATTTTCTTCGTGACGTGCAGGTACTTTTCGGTGGTCTTGATCGTGGCATGCCCGAGCCGCTCAGCCACATACCGGATCGTCGCCCCGGCCTCGAGCAGGTGGACGGCATGGCTGTGCCGGAGAGCGTGTGGCGACAACTGGGGCAGGCCCGCGCGCTTGCAAACCTGTTTCATGTAGTCGCGGACGACATTGGTGCGGAGCCAGCGACCGTCGGGACCATGGAAAACCAGATTGAGATCAGACCGCTGGAAGCCGTATCGGAGGATGGTCTCTTTCTGATTCAGACGGTACTCCTTCATTACCCGCACAGTTTCCGGGTCCAGTTTGATCGTCCGGATGCTGGAGCGGGTTTTCGGCGTTGTTACACGCGGGTCAGAATTGAGTGGGTAGATTAATGTTTTCGTGACTGACAGTGTACCGACTTTCAGGTCAATGTCATCCCATGTCAGAGCGAGCGCCTCGCCGATCCGGAGGCCTGTCCTGGCCATAAGCGTGAAAAGCGCCTGATAGTGCCGGGAGTGCTGGTTTTTTGCGCCTTTCGCCGGGACGCAGGTGGCCAAGAAACGGTTCAATTCGTCGACCGTGAAAAATTTGATTTTGCCGGTATCCTCGCTCTCGTCTTTCTTGATTTTGATCTTTTTCAGCGGATTATCCCGCAAAATCTGAAATTCATAGATCGCGTCATTGATTGCGCTGGAGAAAATACTGTGGATGCGTCGAACGGTTCCCTCGCTATAACGGTCGCGCAGTTCGTTGATCCATTTCTGGTATTCTGTGCGGGTGATGTCTTTCAATCGATAATTTCCCCAGCGCGGGATGATGTTCAGTCGAACGTTGCGCTCCTGAACGAGGTAGGTATTCAGTTTCACCGCCGGGCGTTTGAACGTTTCTAGCCATTTTTCCATGTAAGTCGCGATGGGCTCGTCCCCGTTCTCCGCGAACCCGCGTTCCTCGATTTTCAATTCCTCCGCAGCTGCGGCAAGCTGTGCCTCTTTCTTGGTTGAGAAACCGCCTTTCGACTTCTCCCGGAATTTCCCCGTTCGTCTGTCGATGTACCGGATGCGATATTCCCATCCGTCGCCACGCTTGCGGAATGACGCCATTCCGATTCCTCCTTACAAACATACGTTCGGTTTTAAATGTATAATCAACCGCCTCGAGGCGGGGAAGCACGAGTCAATCGAACATTTCCGCAACCGCCAACGGGTCGAAATAAATGACGTGCCCGTCCACGATCGTGTATGTACCGTACTTCTCCCGGTACCGGTCGATCGCGGCCTGCAGGAACTGTTCTGACACGCCCAGGTACTCTGCAAGTTCGTACCGATCGGAGACGTGAGCGTGGTAGGCTTGTACAATTTTTGAGAGCGGGACGAGCCGGTTGTAGGCCCAGTCCCGGGCGCGAAGCTCCTGCTTTCGGTTGCGGATGTCGGTCGGATCAATGATGATTCCAACACTGGTATGATAATGTCCCAACTCCTCGGCGAGGATGCAGGTTTTTTCGGTTACTGTCGGGACGGTATGGTTGATCCAGATGATGCTGTCGGCATATAAACCCTTGACTCCCGGGCTCATCGGTTTCTCATAGATGTCTACGCCATGCTGCGCCGCCTCCCGGAGAAGATTTTCGTAGAGCATGCGGCATCATTCCCCTTGCTCGCGCTGTCTCCTCTTCATCCGCACGAACTCTTTGAACCGCTCAATCTCCGCCAGTTCCTCCTCAGTCCACTCCTCACCTTCATGATGGGCGGCGAGGGTTTGGATGTCGTCTTGCTTAGGGTCAATTCCGAGCAGCTCGTCCAAAGAGACGTTGAAAAACAATGCCAAAATCCTTGCCGTTTCCAAACGTGGTTCACCAATATTGTTTTCCCATTTTGAAATCATTCCTTTATTTATGGTCGTCCCGAATTTAGCATTAAGTTTGTCGGCCAGTTCTTCTTGTGACAAGCCTTGTTTGGTTCTCAGCTCCTTTATTTTTTCTCCCAAAGAATAAACCATCGACGATCCCCTTCCAAACACTACTTTAGACTGATCTAAACTGAATGATACAGCACAGGTTTCAAAAAAGCAACAAAAAATTAGAAATCCGCGAAAAATGTTATTGACAAAGAAACCGAGCAAAGGATATGATATAGCCGAAGGTTTCAAAAAAGAAACTGGGAGGTGAGAACCTTGCGGCAAGTCAAGCGACGTCACGCACCTTACACAAAACTCAAAGCGCTCCTCGAAGAACGCGGCGTCAGCCAAAGCGAATTGGCCGCCAAATTAGGTAAATCTCCTTCTGCGCTCAACCAAAACTTAAACGGAACTGGAGGTGATTTTTCACTCTCAGAAGTACGTTTGATTTGCTCGCTGTTCGACATAAGTGCAGACGAGTATTTTTTATACCCTGGGGTTTCAGAAAAGAAACCTGATACCGCCTGACCATCACCGGTCGGCACGAAAGGAGGCGATTCAGTGTCCAAACTCATCCTCAACCCGGAATACCGCCTGTACGAGCGGGACGGCAAGGCGTTCTGCAGCAGCCGGCAGGTAGCGGAGGAGTTCGAACGACAGCATGGCCACATTCTCCGCCTCATCGATGAAATCACTCAATCCACAAGTGGAGTGAGTGAAGAATTTCGTCGCCTCAACTTTGAGGAGTCCTACTACAGGGACGCCAGCGGAAAAAGGAATCGGGAAATCCTCATGACCAAAGACGGCTTCGCAATGGTCGCTATGGAGATCAAAGGGAAGCGTGCGCGCCAATTCAAAGAAGCCTACATTCGGCGCTTCAACGAAATGGAGGCGTTCATCCGTTCGCTCCAGGCGGCCAAAATGGAGTTTCCGGCCTTCACGGACGCGATCATGGCAGCGCACGAAGAACCGAAGCACTACCACTTCTCCAACGAGATCAACATGATCTATCGGATCGTGCTCGGGATGGACGCCAAAACGTTCCGAGAGCAGCACGGGTTGCCGAAGGGCGAAGTCATACGTCCGTACCTGTCCGCTGAACAGATTCACGCGGTAGAAACGCTTCAGCGGGTGGACATCGGGCTGATCGTGGCGATTCCCGAATACGAAAAGCGAAAGCAAATGCTGGCGGAATATTACGAACGATTGAAGCTGAAGCGGATTGCGTGAAAGGAGATAACGGCCCAATGAGCAACAACATCAAAATCACTGATTTGCCCGACGGCGGTTGCATCGTGGAGATGGACGGCGAGGCTGTGCGCTACAGCAAAGAGGAGATCGACGAGATGGAGCAGGATTACGTCGCAGCCATCCGACGGGCGCTGGAGAGGCAGTATGCAGAAAGCAAAATCACGCTGAACGAAATGCGGATCGCCTCGGGATTGGAGCCGATTGACGATCCGGCATTCGACCAGTTGGTTAAAAGAGCGTGATATGCGCAATAAAAGGAGGCGCTATAAGTGGAACATATGGTCACATATTTCAGTGAAAAAACAATCGACTGCAAAATTCCTGAAAAAGTCCTGAACGAAGTCCGTGACACTTTCACCGCCTTCACGGTTGCCACGGAAGTCGATGGCACCGTAACGATCAAGGTCCCGGAAATTGAGTACGTCGCAGTGAAAAAGTTCCGGGATGAGCTTTTCGCAAAGCTCGTTGAAATGCGCAAAGAAAACGACGTGCTCGCAGGCAAGCTGGCACGCCGTCACGGGTTTTAACCTTCAATTCCAATGATCGTTTTGATTCTATTGTATTTTTCCGTAAGCCGGTTGAAATGAATGTCTGTCCATTGGTGGCTGTGATCAGTCCTGTAGCATTCCAAACCTTCCTCTACAAAGGTTCGGAGCTCATGAAAGTAATCATCCAGATCATCACGGCCAAGTCGGTCATAGTGGCAGACATAAACGGAATAGGCAGTGTTGCTGTAAGAAAGTGCTGAATTCAGGTAGCTAATTGCTACAGATTTGTCGGACCGATCCTTAAAAATCGTTTCATGTGCCTTTCTGGCAGCGAAATAACTGCTTAATACATTAACCTTTATCGCTTGCATGACAACATCTATATCCACTCTCTGATTCACCTCCTTCCTCAGAACTAGTCTACCAGAAGGAGGAAAAATGAGAAAGGAGGCTCACCATGCCCCCGGAAAAAGCATTCGCCGCCATCATCGATCAGTTGCGCGAACAACTCAAAACCGAGCTCCTGGAAGAGCTGCGCGCAGAACTCGGCGCCGCTCCGGACCGGACACTGACGTTTACTGAGGCCTGCGAATACCTGCACATGTCGGACTACACATTGCGTCGATTGTGCCGCGAAAAGCGGATACCGCACCGGGTCTACGGTGCCGAAGGGTCGAAAAACCCGCGGTATCTGTTCAGCGCCAGGCGGCTGGATCAGTGGATTCGGGAGCAGGAGGAAGCCAACTACCGGAGGGAGGTCCGGACAGGATGAAACCGCATGAACAATTGGAATTGGAAATGGCCGCCGACAACATTGCAAGAATTAAACCTATGATGCTTGGTTTATATCCAGCAATCGCACAAATGACAAGGGTCTATTTCAACGAATTGGTCAAAGAGGGGTTCACCGAAGCGCAAGCGCTTCACATTGTGGCAACACAAGGCATAATGGCACGATTAAACGGTTGAGCATCGAACAATTTTTAACCAACAGTTATCCCTTTAATTCCGTCAAGCGCAGCAGTAATTCCTTTAAATTGATCCTTTGGTATGATGCCCTCAATTCCTTTCAGTTGATCTTGAATATCTTGGATTGGTTTTAATGCATCAACAAGAGACTGCAAATGTGTTATCGTATCGGCTTTTTATCCGATACCTCTGCAAGTTTCCTTGCAGTTCAGCATACGTCATCATCCACGTGGGATGTCGGGCGCTCGTGGGCGGGTTATTGGTGATCGTCCTCACCGCCTATGCGTTGCACCTTCCGGAGTACACAAAGCGATCTTCCTCCGGCTTGGCTCAAGGTCACCATATCTCCGGGAGACTTAGGTTTCCCTTGAATTCACCCGATTCACATCCGCCAATTGCTTGGCGGAGGGGCCAAGTCGATGCTCATCTTCCTATCACTATTTTAGCAACGAATGGAAAAAGAAAAAGATTGCGAGGTGAAGCGTAGATGCTCACCGTCCAAATTGACGAAGCCGAAGTCAAGCAACTAGTCCGCGAGAAAATCGCCGAGCTGGTGAAAGAAGTCGACGCTGAATACGTGTTCTGGGACGCGAAAGAGCTGATGCGGCGCACCTGTATGAGCTGGAACTTCATTCAACAACAATTTTTCTTCGATCCCAGGTTCCCAAAATTCAAGATCGGAAACAAGTGGTATTTTCCGGCGCGGGAGACACGCGAATTTCTGCTCCGGTGGTTGAAGGAGCAGAGAAGGAGCTGATCATTCATGAACATTGCCGACAAAGACCAGCTGCAGGCGGCTCTCCGGGATATCGCCTTTGCGCTCCGGGAGCACTACTTGCAGATGATCAGGGTCGGCTTCGCACCACACGAAGCCCTGCAGCTGACGATCGGGTTCCAGGATTCGTTGATCCGAGGTGATCAAAAGTGACTCCGCACGACCGCGACCGCTACGACCGGTGGATGCGCGAGCAATGGACGCTCGAAGATGCGATCCGCGGATATGCGGTCCTGCAGGCCGGCATTGAAGCCTACGGGAAAGGACGGTCATAAATGGACGACGATCGACTGGAGAAATTGGGCGACTACTTCGTCCACTTCCGCATCCGCGAGCGGTACGGTATCACATTCGAGGAGTTCGTCCGTCGCGTGGAGGCGGGGACGTGGGTGGCGTACCTGGCTTGAGGGGAGGTGAGCACCAGCCATGACACGGAAACAGCGGATCCGCACCTGCAACCGATTGATCCGGCTCATTGAGATCGCTCGAACGCAACGCGCATCCCAGCTCTACCGTCAACAGCTCGAACGGACGCTGTCTAGGCTCAAACAAAAAGAGCAGCCGCAAGAAGCGACTGCGTAAAGAAAAAAACCACCTTTTCGCAATTATATCACAACTCCGAGGAGGTTTCATCCATCCATGTCTGTTCAAATCGTGATCAACGGCGAAAACGCAAACGAAGCTATCCAAGAACTCGCTGCTCTGTCCGCCGGGATCGCCGGCCGGAGTGTTCCGGCCGAAGCAGCACCTGCGCCGGAATCACCGAAAACCGAACGCTCCACGCGGGCTGCTCGCACCAAGCCGGAACCGACCAAGGCACCGCCGGCCGCCCCGCGGGAACCGGAGGACGAACCGGTCAACGACGAGCCCGAGACCGACGACAGCGGCGCCTCCGACGAACCGATCCCGACCGACGTCGAGCTGCGCGAGATTGCTCGGAAGATTGGTCAAACGTCGGAAGGAAAGGCCGCGATCAAGGAACTGCTAGGCAAATACGGCGTGCCGAACATCACGGCCGTACCCAATGAAAAACGGGTCGCATTCAAACGCGATCTGGAGGCGCTGGCACGGTGATCGCACACACCGAGCGGGCACACTCCCTGCTTTCCGCCTCCAAGGCGGAGCAGTGGATCAACTGCCCGCCAAGCGCCCGGTTGCAGGAAGGCATTCCGGACCGGCGGAGCGAGTACGCGGACGAGGGGACGCTGGCGCATGAGCTGGCCGAGGTCAAGCTACGGCGCCGGCTGCTCCCCGGCAATTCCGCGGAGAGGAAACGCCTCGACGCCCGACTGCAGGAGATCAAGGCCAACCCGCTGTACTCCGCGGAGATGGAGCGGCTGATTCAGGAGTACGCGGAATTCGTCGAGGAGCGCTTCATGGCCGCAAAGGCCCGCAGCCCCGACGCCGTGATCCTGCTTGAGGAGAAGCTCGACTACTCCGAATGGACCGCCCCGGGGCAAACGGGAACCGGCGACATGGTGCTAATCGCGGACGGAATGCTCGAGCTTATCGACCTCAAGTATGGGAAGGGCGTCCCGGTCTCGGCAGTGGGAAACCCGCAAATCCGGCTCTATGCCCTCGGTGCCTGGTCGGGATACAGCTTCCTGTACGACATCCGGGAGATCCGGATGACGATCTACCAGCCGCGGCTCGATAGCATCAGCACGGACACGATGACCGTCGAGGAGCTGCTGGACTGGGCCGAGAACGTTGTGAAACCAGCCGCGCGGCTGGCCTATGAAGGCAAGGGCGATTTCAAGCCAGGCAATCACTGCCGCTGGTGCAAGGTGAAGGCCACCTGCCGCGCTCGTGCCGACGAGAACATGAAGGCGCTGCAGTATGAGTTCCAGGATCCGGCGCTCCTGACGCTCGACGAGATCGGGCAGATCCTGCACATCGCGCAGAAGCTGTCCGAATGGGCGAAGGACGTCGAGGAATACGCGCATGAACGAGCACTGGCCGGCGAACGGGTGCCAGGCTGGAAGCTGGTCGAGGGCCGGAGCAACAGGATCATTACCAATCCGGATGCGGCAAAAGAACGACTCGCCGGTGCCGGGCTGGAGCATGACGTGTATCTCAAGCCGCGGGAACTCTTCGGGATCGGCGAACTGGAGAAGCGAATCGGGAAGAAACAACTGGCCGAGATCCTGGGCGAGCTCATTCACAAGCCACCCGGCAAACCGGTCCTCGTACCAGAGACAGACCCGCGGCCGGAACTCAATAGCATCGAACACGAATTCGCAAACGAAAACTGGGAGGACTGATCGACATGGCGAACAGTGCCGAAGCGACGAAAGTGATCACGGGGAAAGTGCGGCTCTCGTATGTGCGTCTTTTCGAGCCGCAAGTAACGGAAAACGGGGATGAGCGGCTCGAGCGGTACAGCTGCAGCATTCTCATCCCCAAAGAAGACAAGGAAACGCTGCGCAAGATCAAAGCAGCCATCGACGCGGCGATTCAGGACGGCATCAACAGCAAATGGGGCGGGAAGCTCCCACCCAACCTGAAAAAGCCACTGCGGGACGGCGATACGGAGCGTCCGGATGATCCGGCCTATGCCGGCCACTACTTCATCAACGCTTCTAGCCTCACAAAGCCCGGCATCGCCAAACCGATCGGGAGGGGCCCGGACGGGAAAATGCGATTCCAGGAGATCACGGACAGCACCGAGGTCTACTCCGGCTGCTACGCCCGGGTGAGCCTGAACTTCTATGCCTACAACAAGAACGGCAATAAGGGTATCGGCGCCGGCATCAATAACGTTGTCAAGGTCCAGGACGGCGAATATCTCGGCGGCCGCGCACGACTTGAAGATGAATTTGCGGATGTCGACTTTGACGACGTGATGGACTTCGGAGACGATGATTTCCTGAACTGAGGTGAATAGGGAGATTCGAGGCTTCGGGTCTCCCTTTCTTTCACCGCGAGGAGGCCATTATGCCCGTTCTTTCAATCGACATCGAAACTTATTCCAGCGTAAGCCTGAAAGAGTGCGGCGTGTACCGGTACGTGGAGGCGCCGGATTTCGAAATCCTGCTGTTCGCTTACGCCTATGATGACGAGCCGGTTCAGGTCGTGGATCTGACGGCCTTTGAGGATCTACCGGAACGGGTGCGGCTGGATCTCGCCGACCCAGCTGTGATCAAAACCGCGTTCAATGCCAACTTTGAACGGGTCTGCATTGAGAAGCACTTCGGGATCCGCTGCGATCCGCGGCAATGGCGCTGCACGATGGTCTGGTCGCTTGCGCTGGGACTTCCCGGGAGCCTGGAAGGCGTGGCAGAAGCGCTCGGACTCGAGGCACAGAAGGACGCTCGAGGGAAAGCATTGATCAAGTATTTTAGCGTCCCATGCGCCCCGACCAAAGCCAATGGCGGCCGGACACGGAACCACCCGGAACACGATCCGGACAAGTGGCGGCAGTTCATCGAGTACAACCGCCAGGACGTGGTAGTGGAACGGGAGATCCGGCGGTTCTTGGAGCGATTTCCGCTTCCTGACCACGAATGGGAGCTGTGGGCGCTGGATCAGGAGATCAACGACCGCGGCGTCCGGCTCGATCCGGTTCTCGTCCGGCAGGCCATCGCTTGCGACGCACAGTATGAAGAGCGTCTCATGCAGGAGGCCCGGGAACTCACCGGGCTGGAGAACCCGAACAGCGTCGAGCAGCTCAAAGAGTGGCTTGCAGAACGGGGCGTCGATGCCTCGGAGGGCCTGAGTAAGGAACAAATGCCGGTCCTGCTTGACCAGGCGCCAGACGAAGAAACGCGCCGTGTGTTGGAGCTTCGACAAGCCTTGGCCAAGACCAGCGTGGACAAATACAACGCGATGGAGCGCTGCATGTGTTCCGACGAACGGGCCCGGGGACTTCTCCAGTTTTGTGGCGCCGGCCGAACTTGGCGCTGGGCTGGACGACTGATCCAAGTTCAGAATCTACCTCAGAACAAGATCAAGGACTTGGCGCTTGCCCGGGAAACGCTCCGAAGTGGCGATTTCGAGATGCTGGAGATGCTTTTCGGCCTGCCGCCGTTCGTCCTGTCGCAGCTAATACGGACGGCCTTCATTCCGTCGCCAGGTTGCCGGTTCATCGTCGCGGACTTCTCGGCCATCGAGGCGCGCATCGTGGCATGGCTAGCGGACGAAAAATGGGTGATCGACGTTTTCCGCGACCATGGGAAGATCTACGAGGCGACGGCCGCCATGATGTTCAAGGTGCCCATTGAGACGATTGTCAAGGGGCATCCAAACTACGAGCTGCGGGCGAAGGGGAAAGTGGCCGTGCTGGCCTGCGGATACGGCGGGGGACCGGATGCAATGGCAAAGATGGATTCCAAAAAAGAAATCGATTCCGATGACTACCCGCGAATCGTCCGCCAGTGGCGCAAAGCAAACCCGAACATCGTCCGGCTGTGGTACGCGACCGAAGAGGCCGCCATTCAAGCCGTGCAAAAGAAAACGACGGTCAAACTGGCGCACGGCGTCCGGTACCGATATGAGTCCGGCGTATTGTTCGCGGACCTGCCCAGCGGGCGAAGCCTAGCGTATCAAAGCCCGGAGATCCGACCTGATCTGAAATTCGGAAAAGACGGCCTCGTGTACAAGACGCAGAAAAACAAGTGGGTTGAGGTGCGTACCTGGGGCGGGACGCTCGTGGAAAATCTCGTTCAAGCTATCGCTCGCGACTGCCTCGCCGAAGCGATGCGCCGGCTGGACGCGGCAGGGTACGACATCGTAATGCATGTGCACGACGAAATCGTACTGGACGTGCCGATCGGGACCGGCTCTGTCAAGGAAGTCACAGAGATCATGAGCCGACCGATCGACTGGGCGCCCGGGCTGCCGCTCGCGGCCGCGGGGTTCGAATGCGACTTCTACAAGAAGAATGACTGAGGGGGTGGGCGGCATGTTGCCTGGCCGATCTTCTGGAGTTCACGGGACACCCGTACCGAAACGCGATGTCGAGCTGAAATCTCGCGGATCCGGACCGGTAATCACCTACAAGCTGAGCCCGGAGGAACTCAAGCAGTATCTCCAGCACCTCGCCAGTCCGGAGAACAAGAAAACGCCTTTCGTTTTCTCCAAGCCAAAGAAAAGTGATCAGGAAAAGGAGGAAGCCGCCGTGGCGGAACTGACCAGGGAGGAGTATCTACGGCTGCGGCTCGAAGGCAAGGGCCGTGCCGCAATCCAGCGGGAACATTTCCGGAACAACTCCACAAAATTCTACCGGACCCTCAAAGAGTGGGGAATCCGGGAAATGGAAGACGAAGAGAGAGAACTGGAGCAGCTGAAAACTGAACAGACGCAGCCGGCTAAATCGGACCCGTATAAGGAAACCGCAGAAAAAATGTTCTCCCAAGATTTGCAGCAGGATCTGCAAAAGGACGCGATCGTTGAACGCCTCGACCAGCTGCTCGCGGAGAAAACGGCCCGGATCAAGGAACTGGAGGAGGCTGTCACCCAGCTCCAGGCGGAACGGGACGCCCTGCTGCAGACGGTTGAGAAGGCCGTAGACACCTATTCGGACCAAACCTCCGAAATCAAGCTCATCGACGTGATCGATCTCGCCACGGAAGGCCTAACCGGCGTTGCTGCCTACTGTACCGGAGCCGTGATTCAGCACCTGTGGGCGTGGAAAAGTGTCGAGGATCTGAAAAAGGCCCGCTGGCACCTGGACCAGCTCATCGAGGAAGCGGCGAAATGATTACCGTCCTGAAATGGGGCGCCATGTACGGGATGCTCGAAGAAGGGGAGACGATCCGAACAGAAGCCATCCAGCTCGGAGAACAGCTGATAGTTCCCGGCGATCGAATCACAAAGATCGGCAGCAAGGCTCGCACTGCATTCGAAATGCAGGATGGCTTCTGGCTGGAATACGTCGGTCGGGTGGACCGCATAATCCTGTTCGTCTCCAGGCCGACCGGAGCGAACGGCGACCCCTGGTATTACGCTTTTCACTACGTCGACCCGGAGACGCTCATTATCGGGTCGGCGCACGGTTGTAAGGACATAGTGCCGGATGTTGTTCAATTCGTTTAGGGATGGTGCTTCGCATGGAACTCGACATCAGCTTCGGCAAGCACCGAGCCGACACAAACTGGAAACCGGAATACCTAACTTGGGAAGAGTTCGTCGACCGGCTGCGGAAGATCCGGCGCACCAGCGAAACCATGGCCGAGTACGACCGGATGAGCGCCCCGGCCCGGGACAAGGTGAAAAACGGTCCGGCATTCGTGGGCGGCTTCATCCGGGGCGGCCGGCGGAAGAAGCAGAACGTGGAGTCCCGCAGCCTCATCACGCTCGACGCCGATCACGCCGACGAGGATTTCCTATTCGCCGCGGAACTCGCCCTGGGCGGCCATGCCTATGCCGTCTATTCCACCCACAGCCACCGGCCGCACCGGCCGAGATACCGCCTGATCGCCCCGGCGAGCCGCCGGATGAGCCCGGACGAATACGGCGCGGTCAGCCGAAAAATCGCCGACTGGATCGGGATGCACTACTTCGACCGCACTACGTTCGACGTCCACCGGCTTATGTACCTGCCGAGTTGCAGCAAAGACGCTGAGCCGGTGCTGCACGTCTACGACGGCGATCCGATCGACGTGGACCGGGTGCTCGCGGAATACGACGACTGGCAGGACTTTTCGTCCTGGCCGCGGCATCCGGACGAGGACAAGCCGGCGCGGCAGGCGGCCAAAAAGATGGAGGATCCGCACACCAAAAACGGCCTCGTCGGCGCCTTCTGCCGGGCCTACACGATCAGCCAGGCGATCGCGACGTTTCTGCCGGACGTCTACGTGCCGGTCGACGACAGCCTGACCAGATACACCTACGCCCACGGCACCGGGCACGGCGGTCTGGTGGTCTACGATAACGACACGTTCGCCTATTCACACCACCAGAGTGACCCAGTGGGCGGCAGGGAGGTAAACGCCTTTGATCTCGTCCGGATCCACAAGTTCGGGCATTTGGACGACGACGTGACGGAGACAACAAATATCACCAAGCTCCCAAGCTACGCCGCCATGTGCGCCTTTGCCGCCCAGGACCCGGCAGTGAAACGCCTCATGACCGAAGAACGGCAGCGGGAGTATGAGGAGATCGCCCGGCAGCTGGAAGAAGAGTCGGACGACGATGAGGAAGACGACGACAGCTGGATGGAGTTGCTTGAACGGCACAAGCGGACCGGCGAGATCCTGCCGACGCCAGGAAACATCGAAATCATCCTCTCCCGCGGCGAGTGGAAGGGTGTCCTCGCCTACGATGAATTCGCCAACACCGAGGTCATCCGCAAGGACTTGCCCTGGCGAAAGCGTCTGAAGCCGGATGCACCCTATGAGCCGTGGCTGGCGGAGGACGACCGTCGTCTCCGGCATTGGTTCGGCAAGAAATACAACATACGGGGCGCGGCGGCGATCCTCGACGCCTTCACCGAGGTCACCCGTCGCCGGCGGTTCCACCCGATCAAGGAATACCTGGAATCGCAGGTGTGGGACGGCGTGCAGCGGGCGGAGCGGATCTTCATCACATACCTCGGCGCAGCGGACACGCACTACGTGCGCCAAGTGACGCGGAAAATGCTGCTCGCGGCCGTCACGCGCCTCTACCGGCCAGGGTGCAAATTCGACCAGATGCTCGTCCTGATCGGTCCGCAGGGCGCCGGCAAGAGCTCGCTGCTGGCAAAGCTGGGCCGGAAGTGGTTTTCTGATTCGCTCAAGACCTTTGAGAACAAAGAAGCCGGCGAACACCTGCAAAATGGCTGGATCTTCGAGATCAGCGAGCTCTCCGCAATGAAGCGGTCCGAAGTCGAGGAGGTCAAGGCGTTCCTTTCAAAGACTGAAGACCGCTATCGGGTGGCCTATGACCGGCAGGTGTCGGAATTCCCGAGGAAATGCGTGTTTTTCGGCACGACCAACACACGGGAGTTCCTCCGGGACACCACCGGAAACCGTAGATTTTGGCCGGTGGAGGTGGACCCGAAGAGGGCAGAACTGAACCATTGGGAGCACCTCACGGACGAGCTGGTAGGGCAAATCTGGGCGGAGGTTCTTACGTGGTTCAGGGCGGGCGAGAGCTTGGAACTGGATAAGGAAGCCCGGGAGGAAGCGGAAAGGCAGCAAGCGATGTATACCGAAACCGATCCGCGGGAGGGCATCATCCAGGAGTGGCTCGAGAGCGAGGAGCTGGACGAGCTGGACCGGCCGACCGGGCGAAAACGGCAGCGGGTGTGTGCTGCGCAGATATGGGTGGAGTGCCTGGGAAACAAAAAAGGGTCGATGAAACCGTGGGAGGCGAAGGAGATCGTGGAAATCATGCGGCGCATGCCTGGGTGGGTTGAGAGAAAGGGGCGGGCCCAAGTACCAGGATATGGGAAACAGACGGTATTTGAGAGAGTCGAAACCGATGGGCAGTAATCAAAGAATTACTGTCCCCGCACTGTCCTCACTGTCCTTGTCGAGGACAGAAAGGACAGTAAAAGGACAGTAAAAATGAAAATACTGTCCGGCGGAAATGCCAGTCATATCAAGGGATTTCAGTTTTGAGGACAGTAAGGACAGTAATTTTCAATTAAAAAATTTAAATGGAATTTAGCATATGTCAAAAAGTCCGGAAGATATGCTAAACACGATTTTAGTCAATATACGCGCGCGCGCGTGTCCTGCTGTCCTCCGGTGAGAGGAGAAGCGAGATGCGAGAATCACGACTGGAGCGAAATTTCCGCCTGGCGGTGAAAGCCATCGGCGGGGAAGCACCGAAGTGGGTAAGCCCCGGCAACCGGGGTGTTCCTGATCGGATTGTAATTCTTCCTGGCGGCCGGACGGTTTATGTCGAGCTGAAGGCACCGGGGCGGCCGCTGACACCGCTGCAACAGAAGTGGAAGCAAAAGCTGGAGCAGCTTGGGCACCGGCATTACAAGATCGATTCCGTCGAGGACATCGTGAGATTCATCCGGGAGGTGAGCGGGTGAAATACGTACCGCACAAATACCAGGAATACGCCATCCAGCGGATCATCGATACGCCATATATTGCGCTGCTTCTCGACATGGGTCTCGGCAAGACTTCGGCGACGCTGACGGCGATTGATCTTCTGCTGCATGACTACTTCGACGTGAACAAGGTGCTGGTCATCGCCCCGCTGCGGGTGGCGGAAAACACCTGGCCGCGGGAGATCGAGAAGTGGGATCACCTCCGGCATCTGCGGATTTCGAAGGTTTTGGGTTCTGCGGCGCAGCGCCGGCGAGCGCTGAAAGCTGACGCGGATATTTGGATCATCAACCGGGAAAACACGGAGTGGCTTGTGGCCGAATATGGCAGCCGGTGGCCGTTTGACATGGTGGTGATCGACGAATCGAGCAGCTTTAAGAACCACCAGTCCAAGCGGTTCCGGGCACTCCGCCGGGTGCGTCCGATGATACGGCGGCTGGTGGAGCTGACCGGCACGCCGGCGCCGAACGGCCTCATGGACCTGTGGGCGCAGATCTATCTGCTTGACCAAGGCGAGCGCCTCGGTAGGACGATCACAGGATTTCGGGAGCGGTTCTTCATCCCGATCATGAAAGGCACCTACACGGAGTGGAAGGCGAAGGCCGAATCCAAACAGCGGATCTACGAGGCGATCGGCGACATCGTGGTCAGCATGAAGGCCGAGGACTGGCTGGAGCTGCCGCCGCTGGTGGAACGGACCATGTCGATCCGGCTGTCAGACGAGGCCCGGGCGTTGTACCGGAAGCTGGAACGGGATCTCTTGCTGCCGTTTGCCGACGCTGACGTCGTGGCCAGCACGGCGGCGGTTCTCAGCAACAAGCTGTTGCAGATGGCTTCCGGCGCCGTGTACGACGAGGAGCGCGGGGTGAAACACATCCATGACGCGAAGCTGGATGCGTTGGAAGACATCATCGAGGCGGCGAACGGCAAACCCGTCATGGTGTTCTACTACTACCAGCACAGCCTGGACCGGATTCGCCGGCGGTTCCCGCAGGCCCGAGTGCTGCGAAAGGGGAAGGACGGCGAAGAGGACATCCGGGCCTGGAACAACGATGAGATTCCGTTATTGGTGCTTCATCCGAAATCGGCCGGGCACGGGCTGAACCTGCAGGAGTCGAGCTGCCAGACCGTGGTGTGGTTCGACCAGATCTGGAGCCTCGAGGATTACCTGCAGGCGAACGCCCGGGTGCACCGGCAGGGACAGACGAAACGGATTGTGGTGTTGCGGCTGGTGGCTGAGGACACGATGGATGAGGATGCGGTGGAGGCGATCGAGCGGAAAGCAGCTGGCCAGGAAGCCTTGATGCAGGCTGTGAAGGCGAGGATTGAGCGGGTACGGGAGGCGATGGTGGTATGAGCCGCGAAGATAAACGAGCCTTTTACCAGCGAGTCAGAAAGCTGGGCTACCGCGATTTCTGGCAAGCCATGGACGAGCTGCACACCCGGGCCTACAACTTGGCCGTGAAACACTATCAGGAAGCGATGGACATCGTCTTGCAGCCGCGGCAAAAGGCCGCCGTAGTGGCGAAGGCGGAGGAGATCCGCGAGTTGTGGGATGGGATATTCGCGGTGAACACGGACGTGACGGAAGGGGTGGAGCTGGATGATCCGGGAGGACACTGACACGTGGGTTGAGAAGCTGATCAGGCAGTATTCGGCGGGTGTTCGGGATCTGGAGCAGTATCGCCGATCCCTCGACCGGTCCAACCCGGACGAGGCTGACGAATCCCGCACAGTCGCCGGCATGCTGTCGGACATGCGTTACTCGCTGGACTGGATGCGCCGCGGCCGGCGGCCAGGGAGCCGGAAGGGAGCAGAGCGGCGGGATATCTACCGGCGGCGTGAGCTGTTGCAGAGCGCCGAGCCGATGACGGAAGAGGAGCGGCGGCGCCTGATCGATTGCGTGGCCGTGATGACGGAGAGGGAGCTGACTTGTTGGCTCTTGCATATGGCGCACGGGTTGACGTACGCTGAAATTGGTGATAGATTGAAATTGTCAAGACGCACCGTTCAGCAGTACGTTGAGCGCGCAAAACAGAAAGTTCTTGACGTGCAAATGACGTGCGTATGACGTGCAGATGACGTACAATTTGACAGTGCCATTAGTGCGCCCTTTTTCAGGGGCGCATTTTTGATTGCGAGAGTCCTGGCTGACTTGCTGGGGCTCTTTTCTCATTTTCCGCCGCGTCGCGGGGCCTGACCAGCCCTCTCCTCACCGGGACCGGACCGGTGCGGGGCGGCTTCCGGGGTATGATAAAAGAAAGCGGCCCATCAGGACCGCTTTTCTGCGATACCCAATTTCTCCTTGAGTGCATACTGCAGCACCTGGGAGAAGTTGATCCCGGCTTTCTCCGCTTCATCGTTGAGCCATTTGGGGATGGTGAGGGTTTTCTTGATTGCCCGTTGATTCATCTTGTCCCTGAACGGCGGCATCCAGACTTCGATCATGACGATGTACTCGTTTGGGTCAAGATCGGCCTGAACGTCGCGGACCGACGAAGGCGCGGGAATGTCGTCGCCGTCTTCTTCCATGCCGTAGAGGTGCAGGGCCAGCGCTTCTTTGGCGTTGAGAACTGCTTCTTCTTCGTTGTCTCCGGCGGAGATGCAGCCTGGGAGATCCGGGAAGTAGACACCAATTGAACCATCTTCGCCGATTTCAAACACGGCCGGGAACAGGTATCTGTCTTTCATGCTGATGTATCCTCCTTTTGCAAGCCGGCCGGTTATTCCCAGCCAGCTTGCTTGAATATGGATTTTAGGGTTTTGGGCGGGATGTCTTTGGTCGGGTGCTTTACTGTGACTCGCCCTTTTTTGGTCGGGTGTTTGAACTGGTGATGGCTTCCCTCGGTATTGACGAGGTACCAGCCGTCATCTTTCAGCATTTTGATGATTTCCCTTGACGAATACCTTTTTGGCATTTCCCCGACCTCCTTTGCAATTTCATTATAACACGTGTTATTATACGTGTCAATAGTTTTTACGTATTTTTGCACGTGTTTTTAGGTAGGTGATGCTATGGCGCGATTCCCTCAAGTGTACCGCATGGCAGAATGGCAACGGGTCAGGGAATACGTCATCCAGCGTGCGCAGGGGCTCTGTGAGGAGTGCATGCGCCAGGGACGCGTGGAGGCCGGCACGGAGGTTGACCACATCCAGCCGCTGACCGAAAGCAACTGGCGGGACTGGAACATCGCGTACAACCCGGACAACTTGCAGCTGCTGTGCAGAGAGTGCCATGCGGCGAGGCATGGTGGTGATTCGGGCTTGAGTCGTTTCATCGATCCGGTGCCGGTAGCGAACAGCCGCACCTAGCCCCCCCCCTTTCGAAAAATGAGGTTGCGGAAATCCGTGACCGGCGCCGGACCCAATTATTCGCTCGCGGGTCGCGCGTATACGACCCCCGGGGTCTCGACTGATCGTCGAGGCCCTTTTTGATGCCTGAAAAGGAGGTGGTTTTTTGGCGAAAAAATCCCGACGTACAAGGATTTCGGCCGAAGAGCAGCGGCTTCGCGAAATTTTGGCCGGGATGCCGGAAGATATGCTCCGTCTGGTAGACGGACTCATCCAGCGGGCGGCTTTTCTGAAGGTGGAACTCGAGGACCTTGAAGCCGACATCAACAAAAACGGCTCCACGGAGGTTTACGAGGGGAAGAATCAGCCTCCGGTCACGCGAATCCGCGCCGCCGCTCAGCACTACGACAAGATGGTGCGGGCATACACGACCGTGTGCAAACAGCTGTCCGAACTGGTGACTTCGGCGGGTGCGATCAAAGGAGAGGGGCAGGATGGCGGCGAGCAAAACCCGTTCGAGGCGCTCGTCCAAAGCCGCATGCGCCGGGTTAAGTAAACTGCCGAAGTACATCCAGGACTGGCACGATTACGTCGATGCACATCCGGAGAGATTCGGCGAGGACATCCGCAAACTGAAGCGGATGATCGAGGAGCTGCTGGCCCGAGGTGATGTCTGGTACGATCCGACCGATGTCGACGCATTCGTCGAGTTCTGCCGTCTCCTCCGGCACAAGGAAGGCCGCTGGGCCGGACAACCGCTGGAGCTGTCCCAGGAACAAAAATACATCGTTGCCTGTGTTCTCGGAATCAAATGGCATGATCCTGAGCTGGACATGGTCGTCCGGTATTTCCGGGAGCTGGTGTTGTTTGTCGCCCGCAAATGGGGAAAGTCGACGTTCATCAGCGCATTGGCGGCCTATATGCTCATGCTGGACGGCGAACAAGCGGCGCAGGTCTGGTGTCTTGCAACGGTGAAAAGCCAAGCGGCCATCGTTTATGAGAATACGAAGGCGATGCTCCAATCCAGTCCGTACCTGACGCCACCAGACAACCCGCGGCGGTATTGGAAAACGAAGCGGGATCGTGACAACGCCGAGATGCTGCTGTTCCCGGCTACGAACAGCATGATGAAGCCGGGAGGTCGAAACAGCCAAAACCAGGACGGTTTGAACCCGCACAGTTACATCATCGACGAGCTGCATGCCATAACCGACCGAAACACGTATGACGTGTTCACATCGGCTACCGGTGCCAGGGCGCAGCCGCTCGGTATCATCATCAGCACGTTCGGCTTCGTGCGCGAAGGCATCTTCGACTCAGTGCTTGAGCGGTGCGAGAAACGCCTTAATGGAGAGAGCGATGAACGGTTGTTCCCGATGATTTTCCGCATCGACAAGGACGATGATCCGACGGACGAGCGGTGCTGGATCAAGGCAAACCCTGGGATTCCGGAAGGTCGGCCGACGATGCGGTATCTGCGGGAGGAATTTGCGAAGACACAAGCAGACCCGTCGATGTGGCCGAGTTTTCTGACGAAACATCTGAACCGGGCAGCCAGCACGGCGGTCGCCTACTTCGACCTGCATACTGTCGATCAGTGCGCGGCGGATATGTCGCTTGACATGCTCCGTGACAAATACGCGGTAGGGGGCGTCGACCTGGCCGAGACAACAGACCTGTGCTGCGCGACGGCGCTGGTTCCATTCGGCGGAAAGCTCCACCTGTTCCAACGGTATTTCATCGCTCGGAACCGGTTGGAGCAAAACAGCAAGCGGGACCAGATGGCATACGAGGCGTTCACCCGGACAGGCGCCAGCGACCCGCTGAACGACAAACTTCTCCATATCTCAGAGGGTAGCCTGGTCAGCCGGAAAGACGTGGCCGCATGGTTCGAAATGTTGGCCCGGGAATATGGCGTCGTTTTCTGGAAAATCGGCGCCGACCGCTGGCACTTCGGAGATTTTGCCGAGGAAATGGAGATGCGGGGCTTCCCGCGGGAAGAAAAGGACGGCCGCGGCGTCGTGTTCGAGGTGGCGCAGGGGCCGCAAACTTTGTCCAGCCCCATGAAGGAAACCCGAGCCATGTTCAAGGATCAGCTGGTCGTGTTCAGCCGGCACAACGGATTGTTCCGCTGGTGTGTCACGAACACGGCCGCCAGGGTGGACGCCAACAACAACGTGGCGCCGGACAAAAAGTCCAGCAAGGCACGTATTGACGGATACACGTCTTTCCTGAACTCCTATGTAGCATATCTCCGATGCAAAGACGACTTTGCCATGTATCAGCCATGAGCCGCCCGATTGGGCGGTTTTCTGTTGCGCTTGAGAGGTGGTGAGTATGTGAGCTGGATCAATCGAATTTTCAACAGGCGAGCCGATACGGTGATGCGCGTGAAGCTCATCACGGACCATGGAGGATGGTATCGCACCTGGGATGGATCGCTGTACAAAAGCGACATTGTTCGGGCTGCAATCCGGCCGAAGGCGAAAGCCATCGGAAAGCTGGCCGCTATGCACATACGGGAGGCAGCGGGGCAGATGCAGATCAACCCGGAGCCGTACCTGCGGATGCTTTTGGAGGAGCCGAATCCGTACAGCGGCGGGCAAGTGTTCCGGGAGAGGTTGGCGACACTCCTCCAGCTGAACAACAACGCATTCGTCCAGATCATCCGAGATCCGGACGGGATGCCCGCGCAGCTGTACATCATCCCGGCGGCGACGGCCGAAGCGGTGGTAAAGCCCGATGGTCAGCTATGGATGAGGTTCCACTTGACGGGCGGCAAACGGCTCGAACTGCCCTATTCGGACATCATCCATCTGCGCGATGAATATGCCGAGTCCGACGTTTTCGGCGCACCCAAAGCCGAGGCGCTCAAGCAGTTGATGGAAGTGATCAGCGCATCGGACCAGAGCATCGTGCAGGCCGTCAAGCGGTCCGCTTTCATTCGCTGGCTGCTGAAATTCAAACAGCAGCTCAAGCCCGACGATATGCGGCGAAACGTCGAAGAGTTTTCGGAGCAGTATTTGAGCCTTGAAAACGAAACCGGCATCCTGCCGCAAGACGGTCGGTTTGACGTGGAGCCGCTGAGGGACACGGGGCAGCAGTATGTTCCTCCTACGCAGATGCAAAAACAGGCTGTGGAGAGGATCTACAGCTTTTTCCGCGTGAACGAGGCCATCGTCAAGGCGACCTATGATGAAAACGAATGGCTCGCCTACTTCGAGGCCGAGATTGCCCCTCTGGCCCAACAGATGAGCGAGGAATTCACGCGCAAGTTGTTCTCCCGGCGTGAGCGCGGCTTCGGAAATCGCATCGTGTTCGATGCTACGTCGCTGACGTTTGCGAGCATGCAGACCAAGCTCGGGCTGGTGCAGATGGTCGACCGCGGCGCATTGACACCAAATGAATGGCGGCGGATCCTCAACCTTCCGCCGATCCCGGGCGGCGATCAGCCCATCCGGCGGCTCGATACCGACGTGGTCGACGCGGCCGAAGGAGGTGAGAATTGATGGCGAGATTTTGGCAGTTTTTTTCGAAGTCTGACAGCGATGTGGAACTGCGAATCGATGGCGAGATCGTCGATGACGACGACAGCTGGATCTATGAGTGGTTGGGCATTAATCATGCGGCGCCAAACACATTCCGCCGGGAGTTGTCCGAGCACAGGGGCAAGAATCTGACCGTCTGGATCGACAGCATTGGTGGAGTCGTATGGGCCGCAGCCGGCATTTACAACGCCCTGAAAGAGCACAAGGGCAAAGTGACCGTCAAGATCGACGGCAAAGCACTCTCCGCGGCGTCCATCATCGCGATGGCGGGCGATGAGGTCTTGATGTCGCCGGCGGCTGTGATGATGATCCACAACCCCTGGGTCCGTGCAGCGGGGGATGCCGCAGAGCTCCGGCACGTGGCTGGTGTGCTGGACGAGATCAAGGCGGCCATTGTAAATGCCTATGAACTCAAAACGGGCCGGCCACGTGACGAGATTTCGCGCCTCATGGACGAGGAGACCTGGATGAGCGCCCAAAAGGCGGTCGAGCTCGGATTCGCTGACGGCATCCTCTACACGGACGGAGCCAGCGAACCGGCGGACGCCAGAGCGGCGCCGGCGTATGCGTTCAGCCGGCTGGCGGTCCAAATGAAAGCCGACGCAGCGATGCGCCGGCTTTTTGATTTGGCCCGAGAACAACGGGCCGCAAACAATCTCAAGCTCCAGATGGAGCTCATCAAACTGAGGGAGGTTCGAGAAGAAGATGAATCGTAAGGAATACGTCGAAAAACGGAAAGCTCTGGTGGCTGAGGCCGAAGCCTACGCCGCTGAAGGAATCGTCGAGAAGTTCAACCAGGTAAAGGCGCAGATCGAAGAGCTGGACCGCGCCTATCAGGAGGCGGTGGTCGCCCGGGCGAATGCCCGCGCGCTGAAGGACCAGCTGGCTGATCTGCGGGCCGGAATGGTGTCCGGGGTGGTGCATGATGACGTGCCGGCACCGGGCAGTCAAGGCCGTGTTATCGACCGCATGGATGACCAACCGCAGCGCGTCATCACTCGCTGGGGCTTCGCGGCATCGCCGGAACGCGGCCGTGACCTGAAAGCCATGAATGCCGTGAAGCTCACGACCGAAGGCGTGCTGGTGCCGACCAGGTACGGCACGGACATGATGCCGGCGTGGAATGAAGTGTCGTCGCTCGTCGATCTGGTTCGCATCTTCCCGCGGCTCGGTGGCGAAGCCTTCGAGCGGTCCTATGTCCGTGGCTACGGCGAAGGCGCCGAAGTGGCGGATGACGCCGACTATCACGAATCCGACACGGAATTTGGGTTCGTGACCATCAACAAGAGCAAGGTCACGGTCTACACGGAAGAAGATGAAGGCGTCCTGAAGCTACCGGACATCGACTACGACGCCGAAGTGGTCAATGGTGTGCGGATCGCGCTGCGCAAGCGTATTGCTCGGCAGATTCTGATCGGTTCGGGCGCGAACAACAAGATCACCGGCATCTTCGCCAGCAACTATTCGAGCCAGAATCCCAAAGCCGGCGCGATCGACCCGTCGACGGACATGCAACTGGCGACGATCGACGAGGGCACGCTGGACGAGATCATTTTCAGCTACGGCGGCGAGGAAGACGTCGAGAGCGGCGCGGTCTTGATCCTGAACAAGTCCGACCTCAAGGCATTCGCAAAGCTCCGCGACGGTAACGGCAACCGGATCCACACGATCAGCTACAACGGCAACACCGGGCTGATTGACGGCATCCCGTTCATCATCAACAGCGCCTGCGGCGTGCTGTCTGGTGGCACCACGGCGCCTGACACCTACTGCATGGCTTATGGCCACCTGAGCAACTACGGCCTGGCGATCTTCAGCGAAATCGACATCCAGCGGAGCACCGATTACAAGTTCCGCAGCGGCCAAGTGGCGCACCGCGGCTCTGTCTACGTCGGTGGCAACGTGATCAAATGGAACGGCTTCGTGCGGGTCAAGAAGGCTACCTCGTGATGGGGCGTGAATGCCCGATGATGTACAAAACGAGGCGGTCCTTCGTGGACCCGTTCACGGGCCGGCTCCACTTGCGCGGGAAGCCGTACCAGGTGACCGATGAGCGGCAAGCCGACTATCTCGAACGTCACGGCCTCATCGAGCGTGTGGACAAGGCCTCGGCTGTGAAATCTGCCGAGGCCGATACGTCGAATGAGGAGCCGAAGCGTCGGAAGCGAGGCGGTAGCCGTGGCACTGATCGATGATGTCAAGGCGGCTCTCCGCGTCGACGGCAATGATCATGACGGCGAGCTGTCCGACCTGATCGCCGCCGCCCAGGCTGACCTGACACTCAGCGGCGTCGACCCGGACAAGGCCCGCGATGAAACAGATCCGCTGATCAAACGAGCTGTCATCGCCTATGTCAGGGCTCATTTTGAGTGGGACCATCCCAACACCGAGCGCCTTCAGACGGCCTATGACATGATCAAGGCTCACCTTTCTCTTTCCGGAGACTACCGCGCGCCGGGTGGTGGATAATCATGGCATTTCAGATGAGCATGCTTCGTCACCGCGTCGAAATCGGACGGTACACCTCCGGCAAAGATCAATTCGGCAACCAACTGCCGAAACAGTGGCAACCCGTTTGCACCGTTTGGGCCGCCGTGGAGGCTCTCACCGGGCGCCTTCGCTTCGAATCAATGCAGACGGCGGAGCAGTCCGACCATCGCGTGACGATCCGCTGGCGCCGCGGGGTTGAGCCGGGGATGATTGTTCACCACGACGGCCGTGAGTTCACTGTTCAAGCTGTTCTGGACCGGGATGGTCGCCGCCGCTGGCTGACGTTGCTCTGTAAGGAGGTGCGCCCGGCATGAGGATGAAGGTCCGAGTGAAAGGCATGGAGGAAATTAGCGCGCACCTGAACATGATGCCGCGGGAAGTGTCGGGCGCGCATCTTCGGGAGGTGGCACTGGAAGGCGCCGAGGTGATACGGGCTGAGGCCGAAAAGAACGCGCGGGAACGGAAGGTCACCGGGACGCTTGCCGGCGACATCCACGCCGAGATCGCGAAAGAGAGCGTCGGCAGCCGCGTGGTCGTCCAGATCGGCCCGGGCAAAAAAGGCTGGTACGGTCGCCTCGTGGAGATGGGGCACGCCATCGTGCGCGGTACCCGGAAGGCAGACAGGAAGATCATCGGCCATGTTCCGCCGCATCCGTGGCTCCGGCCGGCGCTGGACGCGAAAAAGCATGAGGCTCAGGAAGTGATGATCCGGGCCTTCCGCCGGAGGCTGAAGCTGAAATGAACGTCTCGCCCCGGGAAGCCGTATATGCGCACCTCATGTCCGACCCGAACATCACCGCACTGGTCGGCGACCGAATCTACCACCAAACGCCGGACCTGGACGCCGCGTATCCGCTGATCGTGCTCAACACCATCTCAAACGTAAACCGCCGGGACCTCTCGTCGGTTTTTGCGTGCGACACGCGGATCCAGATCACGATCATGGCCGACACGCTCAAAGAGGCGGAGACCATTTTAGCTACCGTTCGGGCCAGCCTGGATGGTTACAGCGGAATGATGGCCGGGCACCTACCGGTGCTCGCCTGTGTAGTGGACAATTTTTCGCCGGATTACCTCGAAGACGTTGGGCAAACGCATTATCACGTCGATTTTCTGATAACGCACAAAGGAGTGGTGTGAAATGGCCGAAACGACTGGACTGAGGACAAAGTTTTACCGTTCCGAAAACGGAACGACGTGGGAGGAAATCGCACAGGTCGCCTCGATTACGCCGCCGCAGCCCGAGCGTGAAGTGGCCGAGGTCGACGAGCTCAACCCGCCGGGGGACGTTCGGAAGAAGCTTCCGGGCATCATTGACCCGGGCGAAGTGACGGTGACGCTGAACTTCGACCCGACGAACGAGGGGCATCTGGATCTGGAGCAGGATTTTCGTGACGGCGCCGCCATGCACTATCGCATCAAATTGCCCAACGACTGGGGCTGGACATTCCAGGGCATCGTGACCTCCTACGCGCCGCAAGAAATCGCCTCCGGCGACGTGGTGCAGGCGGAAGTCACGATCACGCTGTCCGGCGTGTATCAATTCGGGGAAATCACGGACTGATGTGAGGAGGACAGAACGTGAGCAAATTTCTGACTCGCGACGCAATCCTGAAAGCTCAGGACCTGCCGACTGAGGTGGTCGAAATTCCAGAATGGAACGGTGCCGTCATTGTGCGCGGGCTGACCGGCGCCGAGCGTGACGCCTTCGAACAGTCGATTGTGGAAACCCGGGGAAAGAATACCCGCATGAACCTGCGGAACATTCGCGCGAAACTGGTCGCGCTGACCGTGGTCGACGAAGACGGGAACCGGATTTTCAGCGATGAGGATGCCGAAGCGCTCGGCAAGAAGTCGGCGGCCGCGCTCGATCGTGTTTTCGCAGTGGCGCAGCGGCTGTCCGGTCTTCGGCCTGAAGACGTCGAAGAGCTCGCGGGAAACTGAGGGCGAACCCGGCCCGACGGTTCTATTTCCGCCTCGCCCTCGCGCTCGGGATGACCGTTCAGGAGCTCCTCTCCCGGGTGAGCAGCCGGGAGCTGGCGGAATGGATGGCGTTTTTTGAGCTCGAACCGTGGGGCACTGAGGTAGAAGACTGGCGGGCCGGACTCATCGCGTCGACAGTCGCGAATGCGAACCGTGACCAGAAGCGTCGCCGCAGGCCATACGAGCCGCAGGACTTCATGCCGAGGAGGGATGTTCGACCGAAGGAAACAGAGGAGCAACCCGTCGAGGACCAAATCGCAATCGTGGAAATGTGGGCAAGGATTCTTTCAGCAGCAAATCAAGAAGGCGGCCGGTGATTCGGCCGCCTTTCAATCATTTTTCTGTTTCGGCAGGTGCCGAGGTAACCGACATAACCGAGGTGGGAGCAAATGGCAACAGTTGGCGCCTTTAATGTTGCCCTGGTGGCTTCCACGGGGCGCTTTGTTTCGGCAATCAGCAAGGCCGACCGCCGGTGGAACAACTTCGCGAGGAACATCCAGCGCCAATCCCGGTCCATGCCAGAGGCGATCCGGAAAGTCACCCCGGCCGCCCTTACGATGGCGCGGGTGGTGACGCGGGCAACCGCAGTTGCTGGTGCAGCCCTGACCGGTATGGGAGCTGTCGGGGTGAAGATGGCGGCAAACTTTGAACAGAGCCAGATCGCCTTCACGACGCTTCTCGGATCGGCTGAAGAGGCGTCTCGTTTTTTGCGTGAACTCGAAATCCAAGCCCGCCGGACGCCATTCGGAATGGCTGAATTGCAACAGGCCTCCCGTCAGTTGCTCGCCTACGGCTTCACGGCTGATCGCGTGCTCGAAATGATCACGCCGATCGGCGACGCAGTTGCGGCGATGGGCGGCGGCTCGCAGATGTTTGAGTCCGTCATCCGAGCGCTCGGTCAGATTCGCGCAAAGGGAAAGCTCGCCTCGCAAGAAATGCTCCAGCTGACCGAGCAGGGCATTCCGGCGTGGGAATTCCTCGCTGAGGCAATTGGTGTGACCGTCCCGGAAGCGATGGAGAAGGTCTCGAAGGGGGCCGTCAGCTCGACAGTTGCGATAGACGCTGTGCTGCGAGGCATGATCCGGAAATTCGGCGGCGCCATGGAGGCGCAGTCGAGGACCATGCTCGGTCAGTGGGAGCAGCTGCGGGACGGCATGGCGACCATCACCCGCGGACTCGGGCAAGACATCATCCGGATCTTCGGTCTCGCATCGGCGATGGAGCGACTGAACAATGCGATCGGTCGATTCGCCGATATGGTGAGCCGCGAGGGCTTCCTCGGAGCTCTCCGCCGTGCATTTCCGCCGTGGGTGCAGCCGATCATCATCGGAATCGCCGGCGCGATCGGTGGCGCGCTCGTGCCGGTCATTGTCGGCATGCTAATCCCGGCGCTGAAAAAACTGCGGACGAGCCTGGTTGCGACGATGCGGCCGTTGCTCCCATGGATGGTGATCGGGGCGGCTGTCGCGGCGACCGCGCTCCTGATCGCGAGGTACTGGAACCAACTCGGCGACATCGCGCGCCGGGTGTGGTCCGGCATCTCCGCCGTGGTGCTGTACGCCGCATCGCTCATCGTGCGCGGGACGGGGGCGATCATCGGTGCCATTTCTGTTTTCATACCGGCCCTCCGTGGAGCCTCTCAGGCCATGACGGACATGGCGAACCGCCTGAAGTCCATGGCTGCGCAGTCCATGGCGGCCGCAAAGACGTCCGCCTCCGGAAGCACGGCTGTCGCTCAGTCTGCGCAGCAGGTGGCAACCACGGCGCAAAAGGCCGCGGAGGCGCAGCAGGGGCTCGGTGAATCAGTGGAGGAGGCTGCGAAAGCGGCGCAGAGTAACCTGCAGTCTTTCGACGAAGTGCACTCGATACAGGAAGAGATGGCCGATTCACCGGCGACGCTTGAGCTCGAAGGTTTGGAGATCGGGGATCTACCCGGCGTGGCTGGTCTCGGAAACGTCTTCGCAGATCTGGCGGAAGAGGTGGATGCGGGAGCCGGCCGGATCGCCCAGGCGTGGCAGAAGACGGTGGACGCCATTTCCGGCGCGTGGGAACGGCTCAAGACCGGCGCACTCAACACGTTCCCGTGGCTACAGAGCGTGATCGACGGTTTTGCCCGGGCTGCGGATTGGGTGCGCGCAAACTGGTCGACCATCGGTCCGGTCATGGAAACCGTCGCCGGCGTGCTGGCTGTGGTCGGCCTGGCCATTTTGGCCATCACAAGCCCGATCGGGGCGGTTGTGGCCGCCGCGACAATCCTCGTCACGATTGCGACGCTCATCATCGCCAACTGGGACGAGGTTGGGGCTTTCCTGCGAGGACTGTGGGAAAAGCTCGGTCCGCACCTGATTTCTATCTGGGAAACTCTCAAGGACGCCGCGGTCGCGCTCTGGGAGGCGATTGTCGAGACGGCGAAAGTGATCTGGAACGGATTGAAAACGTTCTGGGCTAACTGGGGTGACACCATTCTCGCTCTGCTCGGTGGTGTGTGGCGGCAGATCGGCATCATCATTGAGACTGCGATCAACTTGGTGAAGAACATCATCGGCCTTGTCCTGGCGCTGATTCGCGGCGACTGGGAAGCCGCATGGAACCATGTGAAAGCCATCGGCCAGACCGTCTGGAACTTTCTCGTTGTGACCTGGGAGAACATCAAGACCACGGTCGTAGCTGTGTGGCAGTCGATTAAGGATAATATTCAAGCTGCATGGACGTGGATCCAAAATGTCACGAAAGCCATCTGGAACGCGATTGTTGGATGGCTCACAGGACTTTGGGAAGGAATCAGGTCCGCTATATCAAACACTTGGCAAAATATTCGGGATACGATTTCAGAAAGGTGGAGCAACATCAAAACGAACACCGAAACAATTTGGAGCAAAACGAAACAATGGCTGAGTAATACATGGGACGCAATATCCTCAACTGCCTCCACCACATGGGGGTGGATCCGGGACAGAATTTCAGCACAGGCAAAAGAGAATACCGCCCAAATCGAGGCGAGCTGGAATAAGCTATCCGATATATTGTCGCGGATCTGGGAGCGCATTCGAGACCTGGCCGGTCAAATCTGGGATGGAATTGTGAGTCGGATCAAATCGGCAGTAAATGTCATTATTGGAGCCATCAACAAGTTTATCGACGGCCTGAATTCTCTCAAAATTACCGTACCAGAGATTAACATTCCGTTCGTTGGGACGGTTGGAGGTTTTACGATTGGTTTGCCTCCGATCCCGAAAATCCCGATGCTGGCGAGGGGCGCTCAGGTATTCGGGCCTACGCTCGCCATGATCGGCGAAGGCACACGCCCCGAGGCCGTCGTTCCCCTGCCACCCGGAGTCCGCGATCTTGGGGACATGGTCCCGAGCGAAGAATCGCTGGCCCGAGCGATCTATCAGGCATTCGTGACAGCGTTGCGCGTCACGCAATCGTCCGGAGCGCAGTCCGGTGCGGATCGTGAGATCGTGCTCAAGGTAGGGACGCGCGAGTTTGCGCGCGCTATTCTGCCCGAGATCATCGCAGAAGGTCAGCGGCAGGGTCTTCAACTCGTCGTCCGGCCGCAGGGGGTGTGATGAATGGCCGAAATTCGCATTGCTGGAACACTGGTTGCGCGCCCGGCCGAGGTAAAGGTCGGGCGCTTCGATATTACAAAAGCATCACGGACCGCTTCCGGCCGCATGGTGATGGAGGTTATCCGCCCCGGTGTCCGCCGGGTGGATGTTGTATGGCGGTATCTGCCCGATGCCGACCTGCAGACAATTCTCGACTTGCTGGCAGCGAACAAGCCTTTTTTCAGCTTCGAGTACCCGGATGCTGGCGGCCAGAAGACGATGACGTGCTACGTCGGCGACATTACGACGTCGCTCTGGCATACGCGAGGCGGCGTTCGGTACTGGGACGAGGTTTCGATCCCGTTCATTGAGCAGTGACAGGAGGGAGGACCATGGCACGAGTGAGCATTCCGAGGCAGCAAGTATCCGATGCCGGGCTGATTCCGGCCTATTCGCCGGCGGCCGAAGACGGGCACAGCGTTGAGAATTCGACGGGAAAGATCGTGCTTCACATTTGCAACACGAACGAGGAGGAGGTCACGGTCACGATCCGCTCCGGCTACACCGTGGGCGGGCTCAAACTGCAGGATCGGCAGGTGGTTGTACCGCCTGCCACCTGCGTTTTCATCGGCCCGCTGGATCCGCAGGTGTATAACCAGCCTGGCACTTCTCAGGTTTGGATCGATTATTCTCGGGCTGAGGGCGTGGACGTGGCAGCGCTTCTCATCACGTGAGGTGATTGACGTGTATCCCGTGACACAGGGTTTCATGGAGCGGATGCGGGTGGACAAGCGTCAGGTCGACGTCCGCGTGACCATCGACTACACGAACTGGGAGATCGATCAGAGCATCCAGATAGATGCCTCCGAACAGACCAATGTCAGCTATCCACGGCAGGTGGCCGACGGGGTGCTGGAAACGACTCATAAATGGGCTTCGCTCGACGGTTCGTGGACGCTCGATGGATCCTACCATCTTGCCCCGGAGCCGGAGGACCTGAGCCGCTACCAGTTCGGCTGGTGGGGCCAGCAACTGGCCGGGGTGGACGGCGCCTTCGCCGCGCCGTATCCGCGCCTGATTATTACGCATCTTCCCCGGCCGATTCATTTTCTCCGGGTCGTCGGCAACACGGCGCGGGAAGAATGGCCTGTAGACTTCCGGGTCGATCTGTACGCGGAAAACGGGACGTTACTCCGCTCCGAAGTGGTCACGGGAAATAGCTCTGTGGACTGGCTGCTGGTTCTTCCGGTGCCGGTTCTGGACGTCGCCCGGCAGGAGCTGACCATCACCCGCTGGAGTCATCCCGGACGGCAGGCGAAGATCATTGAGTTTTTCACATCGATCCAGGAGACCTATTACCGCGGCGACGTGGTCGAGGTGCGGATGATCGAGGAACGCGAGGTATCGCAGGGCAGTCTTCCGGTCGGAAACATCAGTGCGAATGAAATCAGCATCCGACTGGCAAACGAAGGCGGAAAATTCGACGTGACGAACGACCAGTCTCCGCTTTGGCGCCTGCTCAAACCGAACCGCCGCATCCGGGTTTGGCTCGGCTCCGAAGACGAATGGGTGCCGCTCGGCACATTCTGGTCGCTGGACTGGGACAGCCCGGACGACGCGCTGGAGGCGATCGTGACGGCGCGGGATCGGCTCGAATTGCTTCGGAAAATCACGTATCAGTCCAGTGCGATCCAGCAGAATGTGAGCCTCTACACACTGGCCGAACAGGTACTGGTGGATGCCGGGCTAAAGTCGGGCGAATACGCCATCGACCCGGCACTCCAGTCCATCATCATCCCGTGGGCGTGGCTCTCGCCCACGTCGCACCGAGAGGCGTTGCGGATCATCGCTGAGGCCGGGCTGGCCGTCGTGTACGCAGACCGTGACGGCGTGATTCGGGTCGAGAGCATATCCAGCGTCCCCCCCACTCCGGTCGCGGAGATCACGGCTGACGACTATTTCCCGCCGCTCTCCGCCCCGTCGAGACAGGATCAAGTGGCAAACGAGGTCGTTGTGACAACTCAACCGCTTCGACCGGCTGACACGCCGCAGGAAGTGTATCGCTCCATGGAGCCGATCGAAGTGCCAGCAGGACAAACCGTGACGATTACGGCGCAGTACATGCAGGTGCCGGTCATCGAAGCGACAGCCTCGCTGGTCAGCCCGCCGGCGGGCGTGAGCATCGTCGGGGCGACGTACTACGCTTGGGGAGCGGAAATCAGTGTCCAGAACACTGGCAACACGCCGGAAGACGTGACGCTCGTCATTACAGGGAAACCCCTCAGCGTCCAGGGCGGCGAGAAGGTTATCGCACGGGATCAGACCAGCATCATCGAAAACGGCGTTCTGCGATATGAGTATCCAGCCAACCCGCTCGTCCAGACGCTTACCCAGGCGCAAGCGATTGCAATAACGTTGCTCGCATCGGCGAAAGACTCTCGCCGAGACATTGAGGTCGAATGGCGTGGTAATCCAGCCATCGAGCTGGGTGACCGAGTAAAAGTGGTTGGCCAGGAAATACATGTAATCCGACAGGAAATCACATGGGCTGGAGCAATGACAGCCAGACTCACAGGCAGGAGGGTGACATGACATGCCGTGGCAAACACCGAAAACGAACTGGACGTCAGCGGATGTGCCGGCGCCCAGTGACTTCAACCGGATCGAGGGCAATGCGGCAGAGCTGAAATCGGCCATTGACACCCACAAATTCGCCCCTGTCCTCGATCACCCGGACGGAAGCGTGACGGACGCCAAAATTGGCAGCCGCACGATCAACGACACGTCAGTGCCGTCGGGGAACACCGGGACGCTGACCTCGCTGCTTGGCTGGCTTGCATACATGATCAAGGCCATCACCGGGAAATCGAGCTGGCGCACGGTACCGGCGACGACGCTCGAGGCGGCCGCGGCGCACATCGCCCGTACCGACAACCCACACGCTGTCACAAAAGCACAAGTCGGTCTCGGTAGCGTGGATAACTACCCGACCGCATCGCAAGCCGAAGCGGAGGCAGGAACGGCCGCGAACAGGTTTATGACGCCCCAAAGAACGAAGCAGTACGTGGATACCAGGTTACAAAACGGCCTTACGCTTCGGGATCACAATGGGACCGTGGAAAGATGGAATCAGCAGAAAGGGGAGTGGGAGCCGGTGGCAGCGGTTTTCCCGGTCGGTCAGCCACGCTGGGCGACTTTGAGCCTAACCAGTGAACAAAACAATGCATATTATACGGTTCTCGATATTTCGGGGGCCAGTGGGCGCCTCGAATTTGTACGGGCCCAAGCCTCGAACAACGCCCCCGGCTATGTCTTTTACATGAGGGTCACGGTCGACGGAAAATCGGACGAACTTTCTGTTCAATCCAACACGACGGCGAACATGTTTCTTGATTACTTGGTTCGTCCATATGGAGGAAGCGCCAACAACCTAGTCGGCGACGTCTCAGATCCTATTTATTTTCAAAATTCGGTAAAAGTCGAGATCAAGAAAACAAACGCCGTGCTTAGTGCGACGGTACGCTACAGGCTCGCCGCGGGCACACCATGACGGAGGGGAAGGGTATGGCAGTCACGACCAAAATTATCGAAGAAAACGGGAAGCAGTATCGTGTGACTGAAGATCCGGAAACAGGCCTTTATATCAAAGAATGCCTTGACGAGGGAATCCCGCCGATGCCGAAACCTGATCCGCTCTCCGACCCCATAACCCAGTTGCAGCTGGCAGTGGCCGAGCTCGCGGAAGCAATCGAAGCAGACAAGACCGCCATCCATCTCGCCCTCGCCGAGGTGGCTGAGATCATCGCTGGAGGTGACAGCTGATATGGCGAAAATCTACTACGACCTGATCCTGAAGGGCCTTCGCACGATCGACGACGTGCCGCTGCGGTGGCGCGCCAAGGTGCAGGCCATGCTGGATGGGGATACCGCCCAATGAGGCGGTTTTTATTTTGCTTGGAAAGGAGCTGTTGCGATGGACTGGACCGCTGTAATCGCGGCCGCCGCGGCCATCAGCGGCATCGTGCTCGGCTGGCTCGGCCGGTCCCGGACCGTGCGGCAGGACGGGGCGGCGGACGGTGAATTGCGGGCGTCGGTGAAATATATCCGCGACGGCGTGGACGATCTGCGGGTGGAGATACGCAGTCAGGGTCAGCGCTACGATATGCTGGCGGAGAGGGTGACGCGGGTGGAGGAGAGCGCGAAATCTGCACATCGCCGGATTGACCGGCTGGAGGGGAATGAACGATGACCCGCTCCGAATTCATCACCACCGTGGCACCTGTTGCGGTCAAGGTCCGGGTCGACGGCGGCCCGCTGTTCCCGTCGGTGAGCGTCGCCCAGACGCTGCTGGAGACCGGCGGGCGCATCCCGGCGTGGAACAACCTTGTCGGGTACAAGGTGGGGTCTGGCAAGCGCACGCCGTACTGGGACGGCCGAGCCGTCCGAAAGGGCACGTGGGAGGTTTACGACGGCCGCACTGTGCAGACCGCGGCCGACTTCCGGGCCTACGACAGCATCGAGCACTGCCTCAAGGATCAGGCGTTGCTGTT